TGTAAAATTGCTTCTTCACCTTGTTGCGTTAATGCTTGGTATGCTGGTGATTCTTGGATCCGTTGAATAGCTGCTTCTTCAGCACCTTCTTCTCCTAATCCGACTAAATCTAACTGACCCATTAAAGCCTGATCCCCTGCGTCAACATAAGGTGCCATTAACTTCTGAGTTTCGTCAAACTGTCTTTTTTGTTCTTCAATGCCTTTTTCAGCACCTTCAACTTGAGCTTGTGAGGCTTCTCTTGTTGCCCCTTTTTGAGCTTCACTTGTAATGACTGAACCAACGACCGCAGAACCAACAATTGCAACTGCTATCCAAGCCATAATTTTTCCCCATTTTCTATTTTTAAATACTCACTATTATCAATAAAAATTTCTTCAAGTTTCTTTAAATCTGTGATGTTGTCTTTATTCGGATGTATAGTTGTCCAAACTGTTTCAGTCACAGCATGCCCAACTCTTTTGACACCTGGTTTTGATTTTATTGTATAAGGTGCTTTTACATGTTGTACATCATTCTCAGTTAAAATTTTTATCTCACCTTTTGAGATGATATTTAAATGCTCAGTTTTATGAGTTTTACCAGTTAATATGACACCAGCGGGAATAGTTATTTCTCTTGCGTAAACCCCCTCAGTGAAATAATGTTTTGTTTTAATTTTTATTTGTGGAAATTTTGAAAGAATATTTTCAAATTTATGTATAAATTCTTTTGTAAGTTTGACTTGAGGTTTTACAGCAGTTTGCATTTATTAAAATTTCCTTTTAGTTTGCGAATCGCTGGAAATTCAATTAAGCTCAGCTCGTACTATTTTATTTCATAGTATATGTCTTATGTGATTTCGCGTCCAGATATATTGGCAACAAGCGCACTCGCGGCACTCGCTAAAGTTGATATAAAATCGCCAGATTCTAACACATGCCCTACCATTTCAGAGCACAAATAAGTTTCACCAGGTTCAATTAAATGTGCGTTAATTATTAAATTTTCATCAGTTACAGCTACAGCATTTTTAACTAAATTCACGCTTAAACTAACGTTAAATGCACTCACATTTGTGACGGTGAACTTGTCAATAACAGCTTTAACACTTAATGCTGTATATTGTGTAGTTTGTGCATTTTCTAAATATTTTGATGTTAATAAATTTTTAACACTTGTTGTCATAAGATTTCACCCTTTAGTGTATATTATACTAGAATCTTCTACAATAAACGAAGTTGCATTGGTTAAATTTGTACCATATATTTTTAACCTCTCACCTGTCACTATAGTTAAATTATCAACTATTGGAATACTTACTGATTTAGCAATTGAAACAGAAATTATTCCTGTTTTTGTTTCAAAATCAACTTTTCTAAAATAATTTGGTGGAGTCCCATCTGAACCAAAATCTAACGCACCCCCTACAGAAGTATTGGCTATTTGAAAAGTATCAGCTGCCGCAGTAATAACATAATATGGTACATTTTCAGATAAATTGACAGGCAAACCGCCATCTTCTTTGAGTTCTACCATATCACCATTTATTAAACCATGTCCCACACTTGTAATGACATCCGTTGCATCGTCAAATGTACATGCAACCTGATTTCTCATAAGAACTGTAACAAATTTTAAATCTCTAAAATTAGCACCTGCGGACATTTTTGCACCTATATAACCGTTTATTGGTATAATAGAACTTTCCAGACCTATATATTCTATTTCACCATAAGATTCAAAAGTGAATCTTTCTAACTCATTTATATGCGAGAGCCAAGTTGATAATACAGGGTAATAATCACCTGATAAAAGTAAATTTGTAAGAATAGCATTCCCTTGAAAAACTAAATGTGCTGAAACTGTACTATTTTGAATCCCAGGATTTTCTTGAAAAATTAAATGAACATCATCTTGTTTTTTTGATGCTGCATCAAAAAACCTGTCTGACGGAGTTATAAAGTTATTTCTAATAACCCCTTGATTTATAGTTCCACCTAAATTTATAAATGTTTCATTTGAACCAGGAGAAAAAGAACACCTCTCAATGGTTAAATCTCCAGTACTATTAACAGTTGTAATGACATTTGTATTTGGGTTATTTTTCCAAGCTTGAGGAGTAAGTGAAATAACAGATACAAACCTACAATTATCAAACGTAAAACCGTCCCCAATGTCCGCTGCTGTACTAGATCTAATTGCAAATGCTATGTCAGTAACTGTACCCAGACTATTAAAATTAACAAATGTGCCGGGAGCCAAATTTGTAATAATCAATTCAGTTATGTAAATTTGAGCAGTTGGATGCCCTCCAACATTAAAAAGAGTTCCACCAGCGGCTGCCCCTATAACAAATCCATACTCCATTCCAATAAAAGCAAATGGTGCTAGATTACCGTGAATTACCCGGCGCCGCTGGAGCTAAATTAACTATCCCAGACACTGGAGGTGCCAAAGTATATGGAATTGCTATAAAACCATTAAAAATATAGTTAAAATTCTCAAGAGTAATTACCCCAGCAACAGGCGCTGGTAAATCAGATATTGAATTAACAATTATTTGATTCGATGGGTGAATCCTGTTTATAAACGCAGGCGTTATGTTTCGATTTAATCTTTTATCTTCATATATGGTATTTATTTGTTTTTTATTCATTTCGCAAACACTCTTAAAGAAGAGTCCGTAACCCACGTTATTTTGATGCTGTCTACATCTAATGATTTTAAACTGAAAACTTCTTCATATTTTACCAAGATGTCATCCCCAAAACTACCACCATCTGAACTAAGATTAACAATAAAATCTCCTAAACCATCATTTATGATATAACCATCATTAGCATTTTTAGATAACCCAGTATTGACATCTAAAGTAACAGGGCTATCACCAGTCACAAAACTAACATCAGTAGCAGCATAATAAACTTGAGAAGGTGAACTGTTATCATAATTAACAATACTCATACTGCTATGCCCCCGCTTACATGAACAGTTGACCCCGTTTTATCCCCCGTTATTCGGATAGTATCACCTGCATTTAAAACTTGTATGCCCGACCACTGAAATATTGAATTATCTTTTACAATAATCGACGACAACAACGTGTTGGCATCAGTAGGCGAATCACCAGTTGGAACCAAATAAAGCGTAATTTTAACTGGGAAAGCATTTGTATTACAAATATCAATATTTTTAGTTAAAGTTCGTGTCAATGCTGGAACTGTATATACTATGTCTGTACTTACTAAAATAGCAGCAATAGCAAGTTTAACTGGTGTAATTACATCGAAAGCCATGTCAAAACCTTTAGTCCTTTCAAAATTTGTTCATTTTTAGGTATTGAAGGTGCAGCTTTAAACAATTTTTCAAACGCTTTTATTGTACGTAAATCAGGTGATATTTTTGCTAAATCATTTCTGTTAAGATTGACTGTATTAGACATATAACACTTCCACCTCTATTTGAAGCCTTGAGACTGCTAAATGAGACTCGCTTGTCCCTTTAAATCTTTGACTTCTCCAATGTTTCATGTTGCCTTGTTGCAACCATACAAGCCTTTTAGCACGTTCCCCTTGTTTTCCAGACTTTATCCCCCTCGGCATGCTCCATGTTTCACCATCTAGTGAGTATTGAGTGTAAATCGTTGGATCTTTGTCTAATGCAACTCGTCCCGATAAACAAACTAACTCAAGTTCGTGAAACAACAAACCTTTTCCTTTATTGTAAATGATAGAAGTCCCAAATTCCCATTCCACATTGTCACCATAATGAGATGATATATCATTCACTAAATAACCATGTTTCGGACCAGTTGGATCCCCAACAAGCCATTTGTCATAACACCAAACGAGGTTCTGTGCTCTATATTTAGAAATTGTTGAAAATCCACTGTGTAATGTAAACCAAACCGGTTCTTTAACCACTTGAGAAGCCGCTCCATCGTAAACTAATGTTTTATCTGGCAATCTAATCCACAAATGCTGATGACCATCAGCAACCTTTGTTTCACAAACCACTTCAGATAATTGTTTTTCAGTATAGTTTAATAATACTTGATCAATTTCTCGTGTGGATACTTTCATAGTTTGCCCACTTTGAGCCATCCAAACACCGGGTGTTTCATTTCTCCCACTACCTAAAAATATAAGTCTTTCCATAAAAACCACTGCTGTATGTGTCCCTAATGTTCCCCTCTCTATCTGTGCTCCTTCAACTCTCGCAAAAGGAAAACCCTCACCGCCTATATTGTCAAAAACCTCAATTGTATTCCGGTTTAACGCATAAACTTCATTCCTGATAGTTAAAAGACCTTTGACTGGATCTGGATCAGCTTCAGAACTTCCGTATTTTATAGGATTTATGGAAAATGGGTTACTCAGATCACCAACAATTAAAAATTCACCGTCGGTTGTCATAAAGTAACCATCCACCCATATAACATCTAAAACAACTCCTAGATCTGAATCAGTAACTTGTTGTAAAGTGAGACCATTCCATAAAAATAAATTATTGTTTGATGCGATAGCCAAATAGTCAAAAGAATACACCATGGTTACTTGATCAGTCCCACCAACATCCCCTAAAGTAGTGTAACTTCCAGAATCATCAATCTTGACAAACTTAGTACCCATTACACGATAACAAACACCATTCCAGTTAATACCGCCGCGATCAATACCAGGGCCAGTTCCAAATTGAACGATCCCGTCAGCAGGTCTTAAATATCCGGCTGAAATTTTAGTGTCTTTTGGGACCGGTACTAAATTTACAGGGTAAGATGTCCTAAAATCTGAATTTTCGTCGGTATAGATTCCGTTTAAAATTGGTACTTGCATGATTTAAATCTTTAGCATTTTAGTTGCGTATTCTTTTGCTTCCTTATTCGTTTTAGCAACATAAGTGTTATCTTTGTAATTTTCGTCATAACTATTAACAATGTAACCATTTTTAGCCTTTTTAATGCTAACTTCAATCCTTTTTTCTCTTTTTGATATCTCTGGCATCGCTGATTTTGTTTCCACTACACCTTTTATTTTCACTGTTTTAATATCTTTGTTCAGCTGCCCTTTTTTAACTGGACTTTTTTTAACTGGACTTTTCTTAGCTGTTTTCGGATAACCTTTTCCTTTTGGCATAATTAAAACCCTCCTTCACCTGGTTGAATGTTCAATGTAGTTCCCGCCGCTGAAATATGAGCCACAGTGTCATCTCCATCAGCTTTTTGAACTGTCAAAGATTCACTAGCTCTAATTGGGGTATCGGCAACAGTGGCTACTTGCGCTCCATTCCCAACTCTAACATAACAAATATTAGCCCCAGAATTGACAAATCTTATAGATTTACTCACTGGTGCTACATTTACAGAGGCTGACGCCCCAGCCGGAGTAACTACTTGATTTCCCCCATTAATACCTTGAAACGGTGCATGTACTGTCATGATTCACTCCTTTATCATTTAATTATGAGATTTCTATGTCCCATTTGTTACTCAAATAAGTTTCTACTCTTTGTATTTCTGAATCTGTTAATAATTTATTATAAATAATTATTTCGGCAATATCACCAACGAGAGCACCAGAATCATTATAATTTACACCAATAATCAAACCGGTCAAGGTGTGATTCCCAACATTGCCTGTTTTTTCCACTCTATTTATATAAAGTTTCGAAGAACCTCCATTATATAAAGCTGTATTAATATGCCATTCAAAATTTTCAATGAAATCGTTTGTAAGACTTGTGCTACCACGTATTATAGTTTTCAAACTAGTAAAGTTCACAAACATGGCATGTCTTTTTGTACTTTCAATACCGTCTATATAATGTCCATTATTTAGAAGAGAAGCAATTTTACCGACGACAAAAACAGTATTTGGCTGTGATAATGTTGTTCCGAAAACAGATTTAAGTTTACTATTATTAAAACGTAAAACAGGTTTGTTATTAACTATGTTTTTCAAATATGTAGGCATTTGTGCATCAATTTCTTGAATTACATCATAACCATTTCCACTCTTGTCACGCCAAACTGAAACAGGAGTGTTATTTTCAAATTGTGTTTTATTGTTGTTCGGATCAGTAGCATCATACCAAGCTGACAAACTAGAAATTGTTACAGGTAGTCTCATATCAACACCCCATTTATCGCCTAAATATCCCTCTATTTTCTGTCTTTGAACTGTTGTTAAACTTGTATTATAAATTAATATTTCCGCTATATCACCATCAAAATGTTTATCATAATTTTTTCTTGCTCCAATTGTGACTGCATCTGCCATTAATAAATGAGGTGTACCGTTTTTATAATTACGTTTATTCGCCCCATTAACATAAATATCATAATTTGTACCATCCCAAGATGGATTAATAATATTGAACCCACTTAAACTGTCTCTAGTTGAGTTCCATGCGTTTTTACCCCCACTCATGTGTATGCCTATTATTTTACTTTCATAAGCTACAGCAAATCCGTAAAATAAATTAAATATATTTAAAAAATTCTGTTGAGGAGTTGATGTACTATTGATACTAGTTTTAGGTTTTAAAACAATAAAAACATTGTTAGCATTTTCCCCGATATCTCCCACATCTAAAACCTGCGAATCTGTACTAACAAAACGAATTGTGTTTTTTTCATTTTGACTATTAAGAATGTATTCAGGTTGTTTAGATCCTGTTGATTGAGTTGCATCATTTCCATTACCTGATTTATCGTACCAAGTATCCACATCCGCACCATTTAAAAGCACAGTGCCTCTATCTGACGCGTCTAACCAAAGCACTAGACCTTCTTCAGAAAGTGGAACTGGTGTTGATGAATCAACATTTGCACTAATTCCAGTTTGAACTGATAATGTAGTCCCAGAAGCAGAAACAACCGCGAGTACATCTTGTGTCTCACTTTTACTGATTACTAAAGATGAACCGGGTAAAACTGGTGTATCGGCTGTGGTGGCTACTAAAATACCTGTTCCTAACTTCACATAGCAAATATTTAAACCTGAATTTACAAGCCGAACTGTATCACTATTTTTATTTATTGGAGCGTATACTGAAGCTGCATTTGGAAATACAGTCTTGTTCAAACCGTAATTCCCCTGAAAAGGTGTATTTTTTATTGGATATCCCATTTAACCTACTCGATACCATGTTGAAGTTGGTGCGTCATATTTCAACCTGAAAAAATCATATGCGGTTAATGCTGTCGGTTCTCCAGTTATAGCAGTAGCTCCATTTTTATCAATAGTTAACACTGTAACATCTTTAGTACAATTCACTAAAACTTCTTGTTTATCAACGAGATTTGTTGAAGTAGGTAAAACAATTGTACCAGCACTATAGTTAGCAACTTGTGTCAAAATTAAATGTGTACTTTTATTGTCGTCTCTAATTTGTACAGAAAAATATGAGGCACTTGGAGCCGCGTATTGAGTAGTATATTGTTGTGATTGTGAAAAATCTAAATTGTTTTGCATATAGTCTTTTAAAACAGACATTGAAGCTTTTCTACTATCACCGTTTGAATTGGCCCATACTACAGCCAAATCAGATGACTGAACACTATCGACTGCGGTTAATTGACTGATATTAACTGACATGTTTTACTCCTTTATAAGTTACCCTTATATTCATAAAAATCCCTTAATCAAAGTTAATTATGTTATCCGACCCAGCAGCTAAACTTTCCTCAGGAGTGTTCAAAAACGGATCTTTTCTGTATCTCCAAGATTTATTACCAGCACCAGCGGGCATTGTACCAGGCAACTGCATTTCATTTGGCATTGTAGCACGTGAAAGCAACGTTTGATAACCTTTTTGAGCTGCATTTTCAGTCTTTTTCGATGGAATTTTACCCAAAGAAGGTGCAATTGTTATAGCTAAATTTGTATAAACCGCTCTATTTGCTGAATCTGGTATTTCTGAATCATCTGAAAGACTATCATTATCGGGTGAAGAGGGAATTGGATAACCTAAGCGAATGCCTTCACCATTCCACTCACCCATCATAGCGTCTAATTTGATCAAAGAAGCATTTAATTGTTCAGGTTGTATGTCATAGACATATTTTGCAAAGCCAATCTCATCAAAAGCCTGTTCAATTAGTTGTCTTTTAGTCCAGCCCATTTTTTATTTTCCTATAAAATTCGGTGGTTTGTTTCCAAACTTTGTAGTTCCTTTTCCAAACTGTTTGACTTTTTTCTTAGCATCAATTTTAGCTTTCTTTTCAGTTTCTTGCTTAACTTTAAGTTGAGCTTGTGCAACTTTTTTCTCAGCATCAATTTTAGCTTGTGCAACAGCTTCTTTTTCAACAGCAGCTTTTTTCTCAGCATCAATTTTAGCTTTTTCAACAGCAACTTTTTTCTCAGCATCAATTTTAGCTTTTTCAACTTCAGATAAAACAATAGGTTTAAACATCCAACCGGCTTCTATTTTTTCAGATTCTTCCATTTTGTCATTCACAATAGTTATATCAAAATAATGACCATCAAGCTTGAGATTCCCGCCTTCTTTGTATAACATTTTCGGATATTCTATCATCAATCATTCTCCTTTTTTTTTTATAAACAATAAAACGCAATAAAACTTAAAAAGTGGGGCAATTTACAGCCCCACTTTTTCAAAATCAATGGACTGTTAAAATTAAGACATTCTATATAATGTCCAAGTATCAGCAGCAGTTTTTCTAGCTCTAAACGCACCAGTTGATATAGTAGTAGCAGCATCATTAGACGCTACATCCATATTACCAACTAACGTCCAACCAGTGTTAGTAGTAATTGAACCATCTTCTGCGGCATTAACTGAAATATTAACAACTGAAAAATCAAAAGCATCACCGGCAACAGCATCCGGCAAAGCCAAATCCATATTTGCACCTGTTGGTAACTGTTGAGCAGTTGCGCCAGCAGCACCTTGATTAAGGGTGATAATTCCAGTCAAAATTTCAGCAGCAGTCAAGGTTGCGCTTACGGTTTTTGCCGCAGGTGCCCCTTGAGCAACAAGTTTAATTCCACGCTCAATGATATTTCCATCAACACCAGCAGTTCCACCGGCAGAAGCTCCACCAGTACCAGGTGTGATTACTACAGATCCACCAGCTCCACCGTCAGAAGTTCCAGCAGTTGCAGCTCCACCAGTTCCGGCTGTGATAGCATTATCACCACCAGCACCACCGGCTTGACCAGCAGTTGCCGCGGTTGCCCCACCAACTCCAGAAGTCATGTTAGTTGCACCACCAATACCACCAGTTCCACCAGTAGTTGAAACAGCACCACCAACACCAGCGATTACATTAGCAGCTCCACCAGCTCCACCGTCATCCGTACCAGTTGAAGCAGTTGCACCACCAGCTCCAGCGGTTACAGTAGATGCCCCACCGGCACCACCGATAGAATCATCAGAAGCCGCACCACCAACACCAGAGGTCATGCTAGTTGCACCACCAACTCCACCGGCGGCGGAAGCAGTTGATGCAGTTGCACCACCAGCTCCAGCGGTAATTGCGGACGCTCCACCAGCTCCCCCAGTTCCAGCATCAGCCGTAACAGCTCCACCAGCACCAGAAGTAACAGCAGTCGCTCCACCAGCTCCAGCATTGTCCGATCCAGTTGAAGCAGTTGCCCCACCAACTCCGGCTGTCACACTAGCAGCACCACCGGCACCCCCAACAGAAGCAGCACTTGCAGCTCCACCGGCTCCAGCAGTAACAGTAGAAGCTCCCCCAACTCCGGCAACATCAGAAGCAGTTGATGCAGTTGCACCACCAACTCCAGCCGTCATACTTGCAGCTCCACCAGCTCCACCATTAGCAGCTCCAGTGGTTGCTTTCGCACCCCCATCACCCGCGGTTGTGTCAACGTCTCCACCGATACCACCTGCAGTTGTCGCGGTTCCATCTGTAGCATCTGCACCAATCATATCAATATCGCCACCGTTAGATCCAGCAGCACTTGCAGCAGGTTCACCTCTTAACTCAAAAGGATCATCTGAACCTGCAACACTATCAGGTGCTTTGATATCAATAGATGGTGACGCCCCAACGTCATAAAAAACTTCTGAAGCTGATCCGGCATCAATCCGAACCTTGTCAACAGTTGAACCTGGTGT